GAACAATTTTAAACGATTCTTTAGGTAATTTGTCAAAAATTTGCTCAATTATGCTCTTTCCGCCACTTGCTAAAGTTTTAGCTCTAGCGTCATGCGGTAGCCAATGTGTGCCATATTCGTAGGGTCGTTCTTTAATTTGGTTAGCGTAATAGATAATCGGTTGCCCATGTGCTTCGTGGTAATCCAATACTCGTATCTCTCCATGTACGACCTGATACCACCATATAGCTGTAGCATCGTTATAGCCTAAGTCCCAAGCTGTATGGACAGGGAATAGGTTATCGCACTCAACTTTAGTAATACGCCCTGCATCGGTCAGTAGTCGCATCTCAACGCCATATATAGCCCCGATTATGGAAGCCTCAAATGAACACTCAAATTCTTGCTGATACTGGTCTATCGTCATCAGCTTTAATGCGTCATCCAGTTCTTCTTGGTCGATGATGTTGGTTTGACTAGCCCGTAGCGTCTTGCTGTACCATTCATTTGGGTTAAGGTTAGCGTACTGGTAAATGTCGTAAAAGGTATTGTGACCTTTAGGCGTACCAATAAATACAGCCCAACCCCGCCTATCAGATAGCAATGGGCGTATAACCTCACCCCATAAACTAGGCTTTGTGTCAGCCATTTCGTCAATAATTACGCCATCGAGGTAGTTTCCACGCAAGCTGTCAGGCGAATCGCCACCAAATAGCCTTATGCGTGAGCCATTCATAAGCTCTACCCATAGTTCTGAGATGTTATGGTTGACCCGTACAGGCTCGGAATACCGCATTAAGTAATCCCAAGCAATAGACTTAGCTTGTGCGTAATACGGGGCTATATAAGCGTACCTAGCGTTATCTTTACCTTCGTTAATGGCTCGTAGCAATAAGTCGTTAATACAAGCCACAGTCTTACCACAGCGTCTATGAGCAACAATCACAGCCCAACGCTGTTGTCTAGTATGGAAATCCCAAAATACCTTGCGTGGCCAGTAATCTATTTCATGCTCTAGCTCGTCAGAGCAGATGGCATTTTCCATGTAACTGTGTGCTTAATAGGTTGTTTTTGGTCGCCTGCCACTTCAGTACGGGCAAGTTTAGGCATTGTGTATTCAAGGGCTTTAAAATAAAGGTCTAACCGCTTGGCGGGGTCGTCTATCTCATTTAGCCATAAATCAAGCTTATCTGCGTTGGCAGAGGTAAAGGCTGCAATGGCTTGTTTCACCTCAATGGTGACCTTATTAGACGCTCCTGTAGGCCTTCCAGCCCCTTCACGCTTACCGCCTTTGATAGATTTTGATTTTTTATCATCCATACTTATCCAAGTGATTGATTAAGTTAGGTTAATTCTACACTATTTGCACGAATACAACAAATCAAATTATTTATTAAAAGGTGTTGACAATATGTAGTAATACGCTACAATGTACTTAATCGCTGATTTATTTACTAATTGCCTAGCGATTCATAAATGGGGCTAAACAGTTAAGGAGCATTACAAATGAAGAAAACTCAACGCTATATCCCAGAAGGCTACGAATTATCTTGGGATGACCAAGAATTAGGTATTCAAATCTACTACAAAGAATCACCAACAATAGGCGGTTTATGCTTTGTAGGTCGTGCAGTTAATCCTACATGGCATTATCGGTTCAAAAATGCAGAACAACGATTAGCAGAAGTAACCAAGACATTTAACAATGTTAGAGCTTGGGCAGACCGCAAAGCAGAACGCAAAGCTAAAGCCAAAGAAGCATCTGCTAATCATGGTGTCAAGGTTGGTGATGTATTCCGTAGTTCTTGGGGTTACGATCAAACCAATATTGACTACTATCAAGTGTTGTCTGTAAACAACAAAACAGCTACTTTTTGCAAAATTGCTCAATTATCTGAAAGTGATGGCTTTTTACAAGGTAATTGTGTACCAGCAACTAACCAGTTTATTGGCAAACCATTTAAGAAACTGATTCAAAAAAGTTCTACAGAATCTAGTGCTTTTATCAAAATTGCAAGTTACGCTAATGCTTACAAGATTGAGCCTGTTGCAGTAGTTAGCAACAAACCAATCTATGAATCATCACATTGGACTGCTTACGCATAAGGGGGATACCATGACCAAGCAACAATATTTAGACCAGTATCAAAAACGCCCTAAATGGGAACTTTTAAACATTAAACGAGCATTAGAAACATTTGGTGGCTTTCTAAATACTGAGGAAGAAAACATCAGATTAGAGGCTGTAAAACAAGCACTTAAACTTAAAAGGGGTAAAAAATGAATCAATACAACATTTATTTATTTCAAAGAAACACTTGGATTCATTATGGTGTTGCAATTAACCTAAAAGTAGCCAAAAAACAAAAAAAATTTTATGAGCTTTGTAATGGCAAAAATACTTTTAAATACGAGAAAGTGGGGAAAAAATGACTTTTGATTTAAAACGATGGCGCATAAGACTAGGAATCACCCAAGAGAAAGCTGCTGAACTCTTGGGGGTTCATAGGATTAGCTACATAAACTGGGAAACTGGTAATGTTCCTATTTGTAAATCTGTAGAACTTGCTTCTTATGCTTGTGAGCTTGCATATATTGCAGCAGATCAATACGCAGAAAAGCATCCATCTACATTAAACAACATAGGATCTAAAAACCAAGTAGAAACATTAGGAAAGAAAAAGATTATTGATAGTTTTTTAAACGATAAACAAAATGTTATGAATAACGATTTATCAATAACTTTCTTGCCTCAATCTTTCATCCAGCGTATCAAGCAATCCTGACTGTCTTGGTGTAGCACCGAAATCTGCATAGGTTGGAGTTCCAAATTCATCTGGCTTTCTAACCATGTAGATTCGGTCTACATCTTGTTTTGATATACCAGTTTCAAACTTTACATCTGGCACAATTTCTTTGATCTTTTTAATCAATTGTGGAACTTTGCCTGGTTCATCATCAAAACCCATAACCAATGCTTTGTTACCAGGTCTTGCTGCTATCACCATTTCGTTAGTTAAACCAGCTTCTCCTAGTTTTTTTAACTGTTCTGGAGTTACATTTTTAATAATTGCAGCGTTTGATCGAATTGTGTCATTCAATAAAAACGGAACAAATCTTGCTACAGCATTAGCATCCTGAGTTAAATTTTCAGATGTTTGGGCTATATATTTCATATAGTCCTGGTCTTTTACCATTCCTTTGCTTGTAGGTAATTCCTGCATAAATACTGGATTTGCTTCAAATCCTTGTGTTCCTTGCCATGCCCCCTGTGATGCTGACATTGGCGCATTAGCATATTGACTGCCGGTTGCTTGTCTAGCAGCATTGAGTCTTTCTCTAGACAATGCCATTCCTATAGGGTTATTTAAATCTACATTTTGCAATAATGCTGGATTAGTAACAGCTGCCTCTGTGTTAAATACAGGGTTTGCAAACTGTCTACGAACTTGCTCATATTGCCTATTAATTGCCGGAGTAACACTTTCTATTCCTTGTTGTGCTGCTCTTACAGCACTTGGAGTTATAGGAATTAATCCTCCAGATATTGCTTCTGTAGATTGCCCTAAAAGACTTTGTGATGGTCTTGGCAATAAACCTCTTTGTGTTAAATACTCTGTAGATCCAACTACATTTTTTGGTTCTAATAAACCAGACATAGTAAATGGCAACGATGCTAAATCTACAAATCCTGTAACTGCCTGTGGCGCACCTCTGGCAATAGAGTTTACGATGTCCATTAATGGATTTCGTTTGTCTATCAAAGATGCCATATTTATCCTTTATTTATTACCATTTAACTTTGTCTGCCCAAAACGCTGCACTCATCTTGCCCTTGGCTATGTTCTTAGCGTGTCTTGCCTTAAATGACTTTCTTCTTGCCTTGTCAGCTTGCGACTCACCTTCTCTTGGTGGGCTACCTGTCATTCCTTGCTGACCAAAACGGATGGTCTTTACCTTATCGCCTTCTTTTGCCACGACTACATGGCTTTTAGTAGGGTGGCTAGGTGTCTTTTTGGGTTTGTTATACCCTGCTACACCAATCCGTTCTAGGACTCCTGCAGCTTCTTTAATCTTCACTTTTTGTATCGAGCAGACTTACCGGCTTCAGCCATAGCAATAGCCATAGCTTGTTTGGGGTTCTTGACTACCTTCTTAGACTTGCCAGAATGTAGAGTTCCTTCTTTGTACTCACCCATTACTTTGCCAATCTTCTTTTGTGCCTTGGTCATCATTTTTTAGCTTTCATTGGCTTTGCTGTCTTAGCTGCCTGTTTAAATGCTTTGGCTGTTGGTGCGCCTGGTGTGCCAACCTTACGCATCTTTTCGCCTGATCCTTCGGCTATTCTTTTTCTCTTTGCTGCAATATTACTGTAGAGACCTTGTTTCATTTTTTGACTCCATAAAAGTAAAGATCGTGTGTTTCATGTTGCGATGCAAACTCGTAAATACTAAACATACCTTCTACATTAAAGTCTTGTTCTGTTAGGTTTTTGTAGTAATCCCAAGGAATAAGTGGTGCATCGCCAGGACTTGTTCTACTTGTACCATGCTCTGCTCTACCTGTAGTTGCACAACTAAATATCACAAGACCACCTTTTTTGGTCATCCTGTGCATATTCTCAAATGTTTCTTTCCAGTACGGATTATGCTCAAAACACTCACATGATATGGTTGTATCATATGTTTCGTCTGGATCGTCTAGGTCTTGTCCTTGGCACACATAATCTACATCTTTACCTTCGCCTACATCTATACCTAAGTAATCACAATCTTGGAACAATATCCTAATCGTGCCATTGATGTTTAGGCTACCGACTTCTAATACTTTTGCTTTGTAGAAATTACTAGGATATGCACCCTTAATTACTTCTACAAATTGGAATTGTTGTGGATGAGCCACTAGTCCTCGTATTCTTCTTCCTCGCCGACAGCTTCCCAAGCCTGACAGCCATTTTCATCGGAACATACAAAGTCGAATATAGCACAATGACCCATGCCCTTACCTACTCCGCACTTGGTCATTTCTTCGCCTGTTTCGTAGTATTCGCAGGCTTTGCACTTGCCCTCACCATCTTTGCGCGCCCCATAATTGGCAGTCAAAATGGCTTTCTTCTTGTTGCCCTTGTTTATATCGGCATCAACAGTAGATAGTGGGCAAGATTCTGTATCTGACTCTAGTAGACCTCCCTCGGACTTCTCAGCCATCTTAGGCTCTTTGCCCAACAGACCGATCATTATCGACATACCTTTTTTTTCCATATCTCACCCGAAAAAATAGCCCTATTGCTAGGGCTATGGAAGAAGAATCACTAAATTCTGGGTGCAATGACCCAAAGAAATTATACAATTGTTTATTAATTTTGTGAAGTAAACCATTGTTTATGTAGTTCCGGCATATTTTCTTTTATCCATTGTTCTGCCTCTCTGTGGTTTTTGCCATGATCCATGCCGATAGTTTGGCTGCCGACATGGTGGACATAAGACCGACTGACATAGTTTTTGTAGCCATTAGCCCTTATTTCTAGGCATTGAATGTCATCCGAAAACCAATTGATAGGCTTGTAATCTACCCATTTGTCCTTATGTATATACCCGAATAGGGGAGAAATAATATCTGTAGGAATTATTTTTCCTTCTTCCATGTAGCGTATACCATCTCTTTGCTTAAACTCTCGGATGTTTTGGTAGCCACGAACATAATCCGACTTAGCTGACACCCATCCTGTGTCCTCTGGCAGTAGTTCTACATCTTTTAACAGTAAACAATAAGAACTAGGGGTTAACACTATGTCATCGTTGGCTACGATTACCTCATCAAACATACTATAGGCACAATGGACTACTTGGTTATATGACTCCCCAAAATTGTGACCATCATTAGGTATATTAATAGTCCTATGCCTAGGAAGGCTTAGATCGCTACCAGAGACAAAAACGACTACATCCTGTGGCACATACTGGTCTATGCTTGCCAACAGCACAGGAAGGCATTTAGCGTTCTTGGTAGCTATTGCGATTGGTACATTCCTCACAGATGAATCTTTCGTTAAGTCCTTCATTGTATATTTGGAAGTGTCCACCTTTTGTAGAATTACGCTGTTGACACCTTGAGCATATCCGCAAGCTGAATACTTTTGGCTTTCTTATCGAGTTGATCTTGGAGTCGTTTTTTAGCATTTTGTAGGTCTGTCTCGAATCGTCTTGTAGATATTCTAAGGTGATGGGCTAGTTGATTCTGACTAGCATAGGGATGGCTCACATACCGAGCCTTTAGTATCTTTCTGAGTTCTAAGGGTAAACCCTTAACTGCATCTTCTATTAGCTCACCATCTCGGTTGTCAGGTTCGTAGTGTGGTTCTTCTGGTGCATATAGGTTGCCGAGTTCAGGAATGTAATTCTTTTCAAATGATCGACAAGTAGAGTCTGGCTGTGGAATAACTGATCCAGAGACATACCAAGCCCAATTTCGTAAGCGGTCATCAAGTGTCATTCACATTCCTGTGTTTAATTAACTATATAATTGTAACTATTTTCTCAATGGTATCAACTATATATGAAAAATCAATACGGATATTACTTAACCGACCAAGAATTTGCCGACAAATGGAAACAGTTTCCTAGTCCGATGTTAATGGCAAAAGAGATAAAAATGAGTCCTAGAGGTGTAATGAACAGAAGAAGGTCTGTAGAAGTTCGATTAGGGATTAAGTTAGAAACTCTAATAAACCCTAGAGACGATCACAATAAAAAACAAAAAGAAGAACGCATTGCCAGGCTTAAAGCAAAAAACGAAAACAGAATAGAACAAGCACCAATCTCAGTTAGAAGGGGAACAGCACTTGATAAAGGTCGTATTATTGTTTTTAGCGATGCCCATTTTTATCCTGATGATACTACTACAGCTTTTAAAGCTCTTCTTAAATTTATTGAATATTTTAAGCCAACGATTATTGTTAATAATGGGGATTCCTTTGATGGTGGTTCTATTAGTCGTTTTCCTCGTATCGGTTGGGATAAGAAACCTACTGTCCAAGAAGAACTGGAAGCCAACAAGTTTTACCTAGGTGAGATAGAAAAGATAAGACCAGCAGGTTGTAGATTGATTTGGTGTCTTGGTAATCACGATGCGCGATTTGAGACCATGCTTGCTGCACAGGCTAGTCAGTTCGAGGGTGTACAAGGATTCCAACTAAAAGACCACTTCCCTCTATGGGAGGGGTGCTGGTCATTTTGGGTTAATGACGATACTGTGATTAAACACAGGTTTAAGGGTGGTCGATACGCAGGCTATAACAACGCTACAGCAGCCCAAACAAATATCATCACAGGGCATACCCATGTCTTAGCTTGTCAGCCTATTACAGGCTATGCTAAGACGATTTGGGGGGTACAGACAGGAACACTAGCAGAACCTAATAACGCACAATTTGCAGATTACACAGAAGACTCTTGTAAGGACTGGCGTTCTGGACTAGTGATGCTGTCTTGGGAACGAGGCAGAATGCTTATGCCTGAGATGATCCAAGTCTGTGGTGAGGATGAGGTTGAGTTTAGGGGCGAGATTCTAAAGGTATGAAGTTGACCTCCACTATCCTCAAGAATATCTACAATATGCTTGTGGTGTGTGAGCCTTTTGATAAGTGGGATATGCCTTTAGCAGAGCAGATTAAATTTATTGTAGATTATGACCCAGACACAATGGGAACTTACTTGTACGATGATGGTGCAGACAAGTACGAACACATAATTACAATATCAGCAGCTAGAAATGGCTTTTTAGAAACAGCTATCCGTACCATGGCGCATGAAATGATCCACGCTAGTAGATGGAACACTTCTACTTGTGCCTGGACAAAACACGATAAGACTTTTAGATACAGAGCTAAGTTAGTATCAGAGTCTCTTGGGTTTGATCCCCTAGAGTTATGACTTAACTACAACAAGTCCTCGTTCAAAAAGTTCACCAATGGTTGCGCGGTGCGCCTGTTCCCACATCTCAATCCTTGCGACTTTCGATAGTGTGCTAGATGTATCGGCTTCCGCATGGCAGCGAAAACAGAGGCTTGCAATGCGAAAATCGGATGACTTAAGTCCACGACCTTTTCCATCTCGTAACTGGTTGGAATGTGCAGCCACGACA